TTTATCAACCATGTGAGGATTTTTAGTCAACACGGCCTCTTTTAACATTTTACGAGCTTTTCTGATTTTGGTTTTAACCGTATTCAAATTCATTTCATATTTCTCAGCAATCTCATTACCTCGCATATGATGTAATTCTTTATCAATTAATATCGATTTTTCAATACATTCAGGCAGCGCATTAATTTCAAACCTGGTCATATTATATAAATCATCAAAATATACTTCCTTTTCAAAAGTATAAGCCGAGTCATCTGGTATATTTAATGGTTTGGTTAAATTATCTAAACTTGTTGCATATTGCTGCTTTAATTTATGTTGATGAAGTAGTGCCTCATTCTTTGCAATTGTATAAATCCAAGTAGTAAACCGATAATTATCACTATATGATGCAATTCCTTTAAATATTTTAAACAGGGTATTATGCAATACCTCGTCAGTTTCATCCGAATCATTAAAAAATTTCCAAATAAAATATTTTAATTTTGGATACATGATTGAGGCTAAGCGGTTTCGATCCTTTTCTGTATATTTGCCTGACTTAATAAGTTCAGCAAGGCTTTGCATTTCGTCATTTAATTGCTTATTCAGTAGATCGTATGCGCTCATGTAGTTGGGTTAGTTGGTGTATTTATTTGGGTTAGCGGATTTCCATTTATCATATCTTTCGGTTATCTGGATTAGTATTTTATTTCTCACAATATCTTCATCTTTAAATGTATGCACACTTAATCCATTAATTCCACTGAGCAATTCAATAAAATCAGGTAAAGCTACTTTACTCTTTGCGATATCATATTGGCTTACATCTCCGCATATTAATACCTTAGAATCTTTACCCATCCTAGTAATGAATAGCATTAACTGTTTAAAATCAGCATTTTGAGCTTCATCTAAAATCATTAAGCAATTATCAAATGTTGCACCTCTCATATATGCAAGAGGCCTAAATTCAATAACTCCAGCAGTTTCTAACCAACCAACATTATTGGGATCATTTAATAATTTTACCAAATTTGATCGATAACTTTCCATAAATGGATCAATTTTATCTTTTATTTCTCCAGGTAAAAAACCAAGCTTCTCTCCAGACTCTTGGATAGGTTTAGATAAGATAATTTTTTTAATTTTTCCACCTAAGTAAAGTTTTAGTGCAGCTAGACATGCAGTAAACGTTTTACTTGTCCCAGCAGGTCCATAACACAAAGTTATGTCACTAGACATAATCTTTTGTAAATAATCAGCCTGTGAAGGTTTTAAGCTAATTTGCCTTAACTCCTTTTCCGTTAATTCAGGTTTAAAAGATTGAGTTTTTCTCTTTGATTGCGGTCTTTCAGCCATTAGATTTAGTGATTCTTTTTTTTGGTTTAGGTTTAGTATTGATCTTATCCAATAATTTTTGGCATTTTGAACAAGATTCATAATCTTCAATTTGCTTGTAAAAGGCAAGCGCTTTTGTTAAGCAATTTGGCCAATCTTTACTTTCTGCAATAACGTCTAATTCTTCATCAACGATTTTTAGTTTTTTAATATAGATGTGAGGCCTTTTTTCTGAAAGGGCTACATCTATTTGGGCAACTACTATATCAAAAATTTGCTTTTTGTTAGTGCCATAGTCGAATTTTAAAAAATCATCATGTTTCATAGCCTGACTTTGAATTATTTCCGTAAAAGGTGTCACGGGTTCTTTTTATTTGATTTATTGTCATTTCATCAAATACATTAATTAGTTTACCAGGTTTTTTAACCTCAGCTGTTGTATTTAATTCTCGTAAGGCAGAGTGATCGTATCCTGACGAATTTCCAAGATAAGCTTCTCCTAAATATAATGAATATACTTTTGACAAATACTCTTTAGGTAATCTGTCAAGTTCTTCATTTACTAATTCCCAAAAATTTGGTGATTCAAAGAATGCGGCGGTTTCAACACATGTGATTGCTAAATCGTCATTTCCGCTTTGACTTCGGTAATTACCATTACTTGATCGGCCAAATGCACCAAGCTCATGAACTGTTTTATGTTCATTTGGTAAAATTTTATTTACAGCAGCTAAATATTTAAAACGTTCGCAATATTTAGTCTTATTTGTCTCTGTCATCTTTAATCCAGGTTTCCAATTTATAGAAGTGGTTGTGTGCTTTGAATGAATTACTTGACCTGGCCAAAAATCCTCGTTTTGTGTTAGTTTATCCATTACCCATTCTCCTTTATGGTTAAGCTCAATTAAAAGTTTAACTTTTTCAGGATTAAAGATATTATACAACAAATGTTCTAAAGTGTTACAATATTCGTTAATATCTTTTTTGTTTGATCTAAACGTTGCAACTTGTACTAGTGTAAAAATATCGCCTTCATTTTTAATAAAGTCTTTTACTTGATCTAGCATTTTTAATGGAAGTGCTGCTAACTTAAAAATATTAATTACTGAATAATCTCTACCTAATCCATCAGCTGTATCAATTGCAAAAATATAATTATTACCATCGTTTTTAATATCATCTGGTGTTAATTTGGCAAGGTTTGGATGAACAGTAAAGCCATCTAATATTGCTAAGTGATCTGGGCTTTGAGCCCACTCTGGGATGACGTATGATGTGCGTAAGTTAAATATTTTCTTAAGATCTTTAGACGGTAGCAGTAACTTATCTGATGAAAAGAATTGTAGCCCATATTCTTGGTTAAAGTCTTCTTCTGATCCTAAGTTTGCAATTGTTGATTGCTTCCATGCATCATCACGACCTGGAACTTGCCACCAATCTACTCTTAATGGAACATACGTATTTGCACCGTTCATTGCATCCATGTAAATATCGTAAAAGCGGTTCATACCATTTGGCGTGGACGTTATTATAATCTTTGAATTGGATGAGGCTGAAATTGTAGGATAAATTGCTCGATAAAAGAAGTCAAGATACGATGGATTAATATGTGCAAACTCATCAATATATAATACATGAATTGTAAAACCAATACCTGTATTTTTAGTGGTAGTACGTCCAATTAATCGACAGCCATTGTCAAATTTCATTGACATTACGTTATTTGAAATACAGCCAGGTTTTAAGAAGAATGGTAAATTTTCAAGTACTGATTTAATCTTATCCAAAACCTCTTTAGTAGTTGATGCAATATTCGCTACAGCCAGAACATTTTTATCAGTATGGAAGATTAGGTACCATGCAATAAATACACCGGACATTACAGTCTTTCCAATTTGGCGACTTGCCATCAGGCAATTAAATCGATTATTCTTAAATGACCTGATAATTTCTTCTTGATAGTCACGCAAGATAATTTGCTCAATACCTTGCTCCTGCATTACTTGAGCATATTTACCAGCAAAATAAACTGGGTCAGCTTTACATTTTCGGATTTCTTCAAGTTCTTCTGGCGTATATTCAAATACAATATTTGCCTTCTTCCAAACTGGATCATTGTCTTTAAATGGAGAATTTTTGATTGTTTTAATATCAATTGCCCCATTTTCAAAATCATCAAGTAATTGTTGCACCTTAACTGTTGTCCAAATCGCACTATTCTCTTGGTCAAGGTCAGAAAGCTTCATCTGAGTTCGACTTCCACTATTTGCTATAAAATCTTTCATATTAATGAATTGACGTCATCCATATAATCAATATCGCTATCTTCTGTAATAATAACATTGGATACGCCTCTTTCTATCATAACTTCAGCTTTTCTACCTGGGTGAGTTAAGTGTCTTGAATCAGAAGTATCTTCTTCTATTTCAAGAGCGTCAATTTCTTTTATTAAATTTTTTGTACCGGCTGTGATGTAGTAATCGCTTGAACTTTGCGGTATTGCTCTTGCTTGTGGGCCGGTTCCACCTAATTCTTTTTGTGATATATCTTGATTTACCTTTTTATAGGTATCTTCTAGAAATAACATATAATTTGCTTGAGTTTTTACAACAGCTGTTAATTTATCTTGTAGTTGTCCAAATACTTCAAATAGTCTAGGATGAGTATTTCCTTGATTAATTTCTTCAGCAATTTTTTCAATTGCCATTCGAATGGTTTTTAATTGAAAAAAAATATTTTGAATACTTGAATTATCAAGAACCTGTTTCTGTTTAATATATTCATGCTTGTCTAGTACGCCAAGATCAACATAAAACGAAAGAAGAGAGTCGGTAATATTTTTAGCCTGCTTTTCAAAACCTGCATTCATTTCAATAAAATCCAATGGAGGTGCTGCTGCAATTTCAGCAAGTTGCTCATCAATATTATCGTCTTCCTGATTAGGTCCACCTGAGTAGCTACTCAATAGTGATTCAAGTTCGCCCTTAATTTGAGCCTTTTTTTCCTTTGAGAATACTGGTCCAGCCATACATTAGTTTAGTCGATTTTCATTCTTATCTAGCGCTGGATTTGCAAATATTTTAATTTGTTTAACTGCCTCAATATGCTCGTATATGTAAGCTTCAATATATGCAATAAACGAATCTAGTATTGGGTTTGCTCCAAACATTTGATTTGAAAGGACTCGCTTCATTAAGTTATCTTTATACATATAACCTAAATGAAGACGTTTGTCTTTTCTATTATACACCTTTTGGTATAGAGAGTTTCTTATCATATAATTCCAGTATTTTTACGAGCAACTTGTGCTTTAATTGAAATATTTAGTGCGCCTAGTGCCGAGTCGGATAAACCTTCGGCATACTTATTACCTTGAGAATCAGTCCAACCTCCACGTACTACTGGAAATTCGTCTAACCCAATAATAATATCGTTAAAATCATCAAGCCCTACTAGAGTTTCACTTGCTGGATTTGCAGTTCTATAAAGTTCATTAAGCTCGCTTAGCATATTAATACTAACTGAATCAACTCCATTAATTGCTTCAACTACTGTAATTAAATCACTTTTTGGAACACGATCTTGGCGTTTTAATTTAATGAAATATTTACCTAGAGCATCAGCAATATCAGACTTAACAATATCTTGAGAAACATCATCAAACGCAATAATACTTAGATTAATAATGTATCTGGTAATTTTTGGATCAACTATTTTTAAGTCAGTTGAAATCATTTTTGTTCCAGATTTTTCAACATATTTCATTAACTCGTTCTTTTGAAAATTTGTTAACTTAAAATTGCTGATTGGTAAATTAAAATAATCAGTTCCATTTTTAAACATTTGGGTAACATCTGGTACTAAGAATAAATTAATCATTCTAGAATCTAGGATATTGCCAGTTGAATCTTGATCTAGAAATACTTTAATTGTTGAAAACATTTGCATTTTTTGCAATAGAACTTCATAATTATCTAGATTAACTAGTGCAAAACTTTTTGATGCTCGCGGTGCAATTAATCGGGTTAAGGTAGGATCCTCTGGGTCTACTCCAAAATTTGGAGCACTTATTGTTACAATTGTAAAATAGTCACTCATTATAATTTCTTCCCCAATTGGAGAAAATCCAGTATCAACAAAAGAAAATACTACTTGTGCATTATTATCAACTTTAACATTGCCAGAAGAACCGTCAGTATTTAAGTATTCAACCACAATGGTTGACCCGGTATTTGGAATTTTACCAAATGATCCATTACCAAAATAGATGTCTAATCCATTTGTTATACCGGTTTTTGCAAGAAAACCTTTTGCTCCTCTTGGAATATCTAATAAGGACTCGTATTTGGTCCATTTCTCTCCATTAACGTATACATTAACGATAAAATTATCAATATAAAAATTGTTTGGTGCTCCCATTTGATAGCTTTCAAATGCAATACCTTTTGCTGTAAATGTTTGGGATTCAATTTGGCCTTGACGAATACTAAAAATTGCAGTAGTTTCTGCACCACTTAGTGCAAGTCTAACTTCTTCTTGAGTAAGTTCAATTGCATAGGTAAGTCCATTATTTTCACAACGAACTCTAAATAGGTTATTAAGCACAACTTTAGTGGCCGGCGCTGTAATATTGGGTTTTCTAACAAGTCGGATTTGACCAGTTGCACCAATTGCTCTACTTGGGTTATGGCCAGCCAAAGTGGCTAATGAATAGATTGATGAAACTCGACTTGCTTCATTTATATTTAGTTCAGTAATTGAGTCTTCAATATAATAAAAAATAAGTTGACTTAAGTTTTCTACAACAATTAATAGCTGCCCAAATGGAGAAGCTGCAGTAAATACAGAACGACTCTGTTTAAACTTTGTTTGTAAGAACTGTATAGTTTCGCTAAGAATATCTCTAACTCGTATATTTAAACTAGTAAAGAGCCTTAGACTGGTATTTTGTTTAGTAAGGTTTGCCATTTAAGGAGTAGCTTCTTTTAGGTTATTTATCAGCAGAGTAAAACGTTTATGAAAGAGACCACCTGTATAAATAATTAGGTATAATAGTTATTATATGGGGATAACCGGTTTTGACAGAAATTATCGGTTACGCTTGCACGCCGAGGATGATGCTAAGACTCGTTAAAATGTATTACAAACAATAAGTGGCAACACTACTTTCTGGAGCCTAGTTAACCAAGGCGTTAACACTCCTGTTACTGAAGAGCTTTTAGCTGCATAAGTAACCAAGCGGCAACTGCTTGACTAACCAAAGTTGCAAAACCAGCATGGCGTAGCGGCCAAGTCGAACCGTTACCGACTTTAACTTTAAGTCGTTAAAGAATAAGATATTTCGTCCAATTAGAAAAATGGACTAAGCGTGTAAATGAAAGTTTAATTAGAGGTTTTTTGGACGGCGGTTCGATTCCGCCTATCTCCACCACAAAAAGGTATCCAGCATTGGGTACCTTTTTTATTTTCTAAGAGTTGAGTCTGGACATAAATAAATAAACCAGATGAAAACATTAAACACAGACGATATTTTTCTAAGAAATTTAACAATTGCCTTGCTTGATTTGTTAAACGGAGAAATGGAGATTATTATTGCAAGGAATGATCATAATGAAACTTTTAAAGTTCCATTTCTTTATAATTATGGAACAGATGAAGGCTTCTTAAAGGATTTTTATATTGGCCTGCCAGATAACTGTCGCATTCCAGCAGCAGAAGGCACCTATGATATTATTCCTAGAGGAATTGTAACTTTGTCAAGCTTCCAAGTTAAACCTTCTGATATTACAAATAAGTTTGTTAGGGGTAGTTTTACTGAACCTGAAAGAGGAGAAAATGATGAAAATATCCTAACTGGCTATTCAGCTCAGCTATTTTCTTTTCCAATGTCAATTAAATTCGATATTAAAATTATTTGTGATAACTTAAATAAAGCATTTAAGATTGCTGAAAATATGTTACATATTTTTTATTCAAACCGGGTAATGTATTTTCAATATCACGGAGTAAGAATTCCTGCTCAATTTCAATTTCCGGCAAATGAAACAGTTGATAAGACTTATAAGTTTACAATGCTTGAAAATAATAAACTAAACGTTATTTTATCAGTTGACGTTGAGACATATTTACCTAGTTTTGAACATACTTCTAAACGTAAAAGTTCAAATGTTATTGAAAGATTTGAAGTTAATCGTAAAGGCCCAGGTGGTGATAAATTAACTAAAACTGAATGGGTTGATCAAAACAGTCCAAATACTTAAAATAATAAAATAAACAAATGTCAACTTCAAAATCATTTGCATACAATACAGGTTCTCCAATTGCTGGAACTGACCAAGTTGGAGATCTAGCAATTAGCGTAGACGCCCAAGATTACACAACTTCACCTGGTGGAGTTCAATGGTGGCAAGGTCCTGATGAAGATTTGGGATATGTTATTGCGTATTCGCAGCCTGATGGACTACACCCAACTCCAATATTCGGTACAACTGCATCAGTTGGATTTAATAGAGCAACCTCATTGACCGAAGCAGCTTTCATTAACGTTGCAAATAGCGTAAGCGGCCAAGTTTTTATAAGCGGCAATGCTGCAAGTACCTGGTTAACTGATAACGGATATTGGAATAATTGGTCAAGTTTTGGAAGTTCAGGATTTCAATGGATGACAATTAGTTCAGTTACCGGAAGTTCAGCATCAGGAGTAGGTCAAAACTCAATTGGAATTACAATTAGTCAAAGCGCTGGAGGTATGGAACAGCATACTGGTATGTATGCGGCAAATACATTCCCAGAAGAATATGGAGTACCGTTTGATGGTATTCAAATTTTAAATCAATCAGCTGGAATATTTACAGCAATATTTAGCCAACCTGTTACAGATCCATTGGTTGCATTTGCCAGCGTAGGTAATCCTGGATTACAGGTGCCAGTTCAAGTATCTGCGCCATTTACTCCAATTTGGGAAACTGCTACCACTTATCAAAATGCAGTTAATGGAACTCAATACACTCAGTTTACTGGACAAGAAGGATATAATATTATTCGAATAGACGGTACCGTAAGTATGGTAAGTTTTAATTACACCGTGTCGGAATACTATTGTACAGTTTGCTTTGGATTTGTTGATCAAAATGCATAATTAGTCAAAATCTAATTCCAGATCAAAATTATAATATTGGAAAGTTGCAGTGAAAGTTGTAAACTGCGGAGTTATTGATGAATATGATAGATTCATTTCACTTAATGACTTTAGCATTGGTCTATTAAAAATAATAGACGAAACTGCATAACCTTCATTATTTAAGAGAGTTAATCGGATTGGATGAAAGAATGGATGATTTACATTTGAGATTGGATTTACCGTTAACGCTTGGCCTAATGAATTATTGCCAAGATTCTCTGGATTAACATTTGCTGGTTCTAAATAATTTAGCGCATTATCTAAAAATATAAAATAGTTTAGGTATGCATCAGTTAACTTAAAAGTTAATTTAAGCTCTCTAGTAAATTGATCAGCTATTGGTTTTGCACTCTGTAATTCTTGAATCTTGCCAAGTGTTCGGATTTGAGTTGGTAAAGTTGAAGAAAATCCTGGAAAATTCACAGTTTGTATAGTTGATGCCATAAAATCAGATAATGACTTATATGGCAATAGCAGACTTCTATAATATTTGTTGTACTTTTGCTGTACTACATCATTAAAGAAGTCCATTGGTAAGTTTATGAGAAAACTGTTTTGTCTGGCGTTTAATAGCATATAGAATTATCTATATTAGAATTGTCTTTAACTTTTCAATTACCTGATCAGCAGTGATTAATTTTGAACATTCGAATTGACGAGGTGTACCTTTTTGATCTGGGCACCAATTCCAATCACCAGCATTAAGCCTTAATCGGTTTGCGCAACCTGAACAAGCTCCAGTTGGTGCAGCTAATTTAATAATATCGCCATCTGGTTCATTATAAGGTTCAGTAAAACCGGAGATTTGAATACTTGGAGTATTTGTTACCCAAGCTAGCCAAGTTAATCCACTACTTATTCCAATAAATGCTGCGCATTCAGTTAATTCAGTAATTACTCGGTCAATTGTACCAGCTTCAAGTTTAGCAGCTCCAACCGGATTGCGGTTTCCCATATAACCGTCTTCTTCTCTAGATAATATTACAGGTTCATAACCATTTGCAATTAACCAATCTGTAACTTCTTGCCAGCCGGTTGGATTATTCCAATATTTTGCTTGAGCAGTACTATGAATTCCAAGGCCTACTTTTTTCTTAACTATTGGACCAGTTGGATAATTAATAATTGGTTTAACCTCTTTATATTCCAAACCTAAAATATCGGTTGCAGTTCTTTGTAATGGACCTAATTTAAAATCTCTAGGATTTTTTTCACGATCAATATTATCTCCATTATGGAACCATCCAATTCTGTACATTGCATGTAAATTAGTTACCATTTGGCCAGGTTCAATTAATTCAATATTTGGATAAGTATCTTTAAATAGTTGATTCCAAAAAGTTGAACAGATTATAATACAATCGTGCTTCTTTCTAAATTCTTCAACATACGGAAACCATGCTAAAGTATCGCCTAGTGCTTTTGACTCTAGTGGAATATAGACACGCTTGCCTTTTAGGTCAGTATTAAATATTATTACTGGATTTCCGTTCTGGTCCGTAACTTTAATTTTCCAATCTTTAAAATATTTGATTGAACTTTTTGCCCACGCTCCGCCGCTTAATTTTGTTGAATAAACTAATTTGTCAGTTTCATTATCAATAAAGTCTACTTGATATTTCATTGGACTTGTAGTTTTTAATTCAACAAACGGTCCATCTACTAAATTATGATTTACGGTAGGTAGTGCCTGAACTCCATCAATTGTTACATGATTCATTTTTGCAAAATTTTGGAAGTCATCATTTAAAAATTGAGTGAATGCGCATTTACCTAAATAATTAACAGTTACTGTATAACCTTTACGATATTCGCCTAATTTAATAAGTAGAAAGTCTCCCTTTTTAAGAGTAGTAAACTGCACTGTTCCATTATACTTAATTTCAAGTAGGTAATCTTTGGTTGCAGGTTCATCGTGAAATCCTGAAACTAGATGTAAATATAAATTATTAAAATCGTCAGCTGCTGTATAAATTTGAAATTTAGCATCGTCTCTTAGGATACCATCTCTATTCCAAACAGCTTGTGTATTTAATTCATTTGAATTTGCAATATAATTAGTTACCCAAATATCCTTAGCGTGTTTTTCTAAATAGTGTAAAAATACTCTTTCTAATTGCCAACCATTTGGGCGATCCATAAAGTAATCCTTTTTTGTTTTTACTTCATTTATAATATTTAGGGCAACCTCAGTTTTAATTGAGAAAATAAAGGTTGCCATAAATTTAGCTAGGTGAGTATCAGTTACCGAGCCTTCATGATATTCATAAATTACGGCATCATGCTGATGAGCTCTTTCTAAAAAGGCTTGGCGATATTGAAAGGTATCAAGTAGATTATCATATTCCATAAAGTGAATCATCTTCTTTCCTAGATATTTACAGAAATTAAAAGCATGTGTCATTGATCTCCAAATTGCATAGTCATGGTGATATTCCATTTCTGTATCAACTCTAGTTTTTCCAAATGTACACCATCTACCGCTGCCTACTTTATATTCTTCAAATTCAGAATTTAATAGCAGTGGATTTTCTTTATCATACAAATAATAGTCAACTAATTTTTGAATTTCCGGTTTAATTGCATAATGCGAAACCAATAAGATTGGAATTCCTGAAAATTCTCTAAGTTTTTTAATACACTCAATTAGGTCAGATTCTTTTTCTGGAGTATTTGGCCAAGTATCAACAACAAAAATATCATCAGGATATTCATTCGGCCTAATTATTGAAGGTCTATTATCTACTGAGTATTTTATGTCATTTGCAATTCCACCTTTAACTCCAAAGAAATATAGATCGCCTGGGTTTGAATTATATTCAAAAACTCCATCTGGAAAAGCTTCGTCAAAACCTTTTACTTTATGAATATCTTCTTCGGTTAAGTTCTTATAATAATCAGACCATTCTTCTGAAATATTTGCAAGCAATGGAGCTGCCCAACTTCCATCTGACTTTCTGGTTCCATGTTCAGGTCTTCCAATTGAAGCACATGTAAATATAAATGCTCCACCAGGTTTTAGCATTCGAATAATGTTTTGTAATGACATTTCATAGAACATATCATGTTCAAATACTTCAGTTGAAATTATCAAGTCAAACTGCTCGTCTGGTGCATCATATAAATGAGCAACTTGGATAACATCAACATTTTGGCCTTCTCCCACGTCTAATCCAATATAATTACAGTTGGTTAGCATAAATCGGTTATTGCCATTTATGTCCAATGATCCAATATCTAAAACTTTTTTGCCAGTGAAATATTTTGGGAAAATACCACTCATTTTTTTACAAAATTCTTGCTGTTGAGGATGTGCCATTTTTACTTATCTTTTTGTTATTATTGTTATTCCATTTAGGAAATTTACTGATTCAATATCAGTGCGAATTGTTAAACCTTTTTCTTTTGTCTGTTTAGTTAAGAAGTCTTCTCTTCTAGCATGCACGTTCCAAAATTCTTCTTGCATTTGCCCATTAAAATTAATATCATCTACTAGATTTTTTGTAAATTCAATAGAGGAACCTGGGTGTTTAAAACCGCCTTCGTAATCTTCCCAATACGACGTGCAAGTATCTTCAATTACATATACTCCTTCCGGTTTTACGTGGTCAATTAAATGATTAAATGAGGTAATTACATGACGGTTAATGTGAGACCCATCATCAAGTACCATATCAAATGGTCCCCATTTTTGGGCAACCCATTTTAAAAAATTAGCATCATCTTGAGACCCAATTTCTACAAAAACCTTTTTATCTGGATTTTCGTATTGTTTGCATGAAGGTTCAATATCAATGCCAATAATTGTTGCATTTGGATAGTATTCTCTCCAAGTAGAAAGAGACTCTCCATGCAATACCCCAATTTCAAGAATTTTTAAAGGCTCTAATTGGTTAAATGGTAACCACTTCTCGTATTTTACACAATAGTTGTGAATTTCAGAAGATTTGTCAGTGCCTTTAGAAAGGGCAATTGTATTTAGTGATCTCATATTATTTCCAAAAATAAATTAATTGTAGTGCATTATTAGGGCCGCAAAATAGTAAGTATGAATTAAAACCTAATCTGTTAAATCTGACAATAAATTCATCACGTAATTCTTCATTAAAATTAAGGTGTTCATGATGATATTCAACTGCAACATTTCGAATCTTAGCTAAGTTAGCATCACTAATGCCTTTTAGTGCAATAATTTCAGAACCTTCAATATCTACCTTTAAGAAGTCAATTCGGTCAATTAAACCATTGTCTAAAATATAGTCTAGGGTATATAGATTAACGTCGTATTGAGTAACAGTTGGATCTTTTTGATGCCATAAGTTAGAGCCACCTAAGTGAGAACTTTCAGTTAAGGTTAAGGTTCCTAATTGATCTCCAATTGCTGCATTAAATAGGACGGCATTTGCTGGCGCATTTTGTTTTAGGATCTCAAAATACCTACGATCAGGTTCAAAGGTTACAATTTTACTTGCTCCCATATGATATGCATACCGAGTAAAGATTCCAATATTTCCACCAAGATCAACCACTACATCTCCTGGTTGGATTTTAACAACTGGATTTTCTGAGCGGTGTGGATGTTCATAATCAGTTAAGTTATAAATTTCATGATAAATTGCATAATCCCATCCGTATTTATAGGCAATATCCATTGTACCACCTTGTACTTGTTTAATTGAACCTAAATTTTTAATTTCGTCCTTAGCAACAAAGAAATATTCAGTATCATGGAAATTTTGGTCTCTTTGAGCTTTAATATGGTCAATCATGATTTGAGCAAAGCCTAGATTTTTATTTCCATGAAAGTATAGAATTTGGTCTTTATTCTTTGGGATAAATTGCCAGCCGTATACTTTTCCAAAATTCTTAGGGCCTTGATCTCTCCAAAAAGAAATAAAGTGTTCCATTGCTTTGCCAGTTGTTCCAAGTAAATCGCCGTCCCATTCAGAAACATCAAAATTTGAAATTGGTAAAAACCTATTATAACCATATTTGCATCTTAGGTAATTATCAATACCTTCATCATTCCATTGTAATAAACTTGGATAGTCCGCAAGATCAGTTTCTTTATATACTGTTAAGATTTCATTAAACCACCATTCGCAATTTCGATTGTATACGTACATGCAAATATGGGCTTTGGTAGCAAGACGCTTAACTCCTTTGGCTTTGCATAAATTTTCATTAAATAATTGCTGACCTCTTGAACCGTCAGGTTTTGTATAATATCCAATAAAATCTTCCTGTACATGAATATCAGCTAATGGATAGTTTTCGATATTTGCAAAATGCTCTGATAATTTATCGATTGTATGGTTTGCAATAATATCACCATCCAACCAAACAAAATTTTCAAAACTTTCTTCAAAGGCTGCAAGACAGGCATATTGCTTCCAATACCATTTATCATAGTTTGAATAGTAGGGAATTGTTAATTTTCGGGCAATTACATTTGGCAAATAGTCAAACGGAACATCACAGTCAATTCCATAAACAATAAGTTTACGGTTTGAGAATTCCAATAGCGATTCAGCTAATTTCTGAATGATCGGCATATAGGCCAGGTTACCGCAGGTCACCCATGCAAAGTCAGTTGAGTATTCATTTACCTCAGGTTGAATGAGGTCCTGGATGTGATCTTGTGCGATTTTTGCTGCATTTTCCCAAGTGAATTGGGTTCGGATTTGTTTTGATTCCATTAGCGCGGATTTTTTATAAATTTCATAATTATCATAAACTTCTCTAAGTCTAAGCTTAAGATCTTCAAAGTTTGGCTCAACGAAATTACCTGGAGCATTTGGATTCCAAGATTCGTCATTTGCAACACCAGCTGGAACTTCTCCATGGGTTGCTACTGGTAAACCTTTACCTGCAGCAAATTCTAATTGAGCTCCCCAATCAGAATAGATTGATGGGGTACCGCAGGCCATTGCCTCAATTAGTGGAAGATTCCAACCTTCACTACGAGCACAAGAAACAAATACATCAGCCGTTTGTAATAAGTTGACATAGTCAGCTTTGCTTAAATGAGTAAGTATTTTAATGCCTTTATGAGTTAAGCCAAATTTGGCAAGACGTTCTTGAGTATTTGAACAGTCGTCATTTGCAAATGGATTTTCAACATTTAGGATAAGTTCAACATTTTCATCTTCTGAAAAGGTATCAATGAATGCTTTTATAATTTCTTTAGTAGATTTGCGATATTCCCAGCGGCCAACTACAACAAATCTAAATGGGCGACCTTCTGGAAATGAGGTCTCTCGAGAAATGGGTTTAAACATTTGGGTATCAACTCCCTCAGGTACAACCTTTACTTTATCGGCTCGAATTCCTTGGACAATTGTGCACTCTTTTTGCCAGCTGCTTGGAACCCAAACTTGGTCAAAGGTTTGTAAGTGTTTAAAAAAATCTTCTGGATATTTAGTAGTTTCCCAAACATTATAGGCAATTTTTGGGCCATCATACTTATCACCAAAATATTTATGATTAACATCATTTAAGACAATGTGAACATCAGGTTTTCCAGGATTTGGATAGTTTTGATATAGTGGAAACTCTTGTGAAAGGTTTGGGGTCTGTAAAGTTTGTTGAGTTAGGATTGTTTTTAACTCAGTATCAATATAATACTCATCATTATGAGGTTCATCATTATTATAACCCGTCCAGGTTGAACCTACTGTCCAATTTCTGACATCAACTCTTAAATCTTCTAGAGAATTTAGGGCTTTAAAGAAATTTCTAGAATGACAATTGTATCCAGTTTCCCCAATAATTGAGGTGTGCGCTTTAATTTTAATCGACATGCCTTTTGCTAAACTTTTTATTTTATACTAAAGTTTAGCAATAAGGTTATGTAATCTTAAAAAAATTATGCAGCAGTTAAGCCTAGGGCAGTTAAGACTTTGGTAACAATAACACTATCATTTGTACCCCAATCAGATATATCAGTTAACCGAACTGCACCACTACAGATAATTGCATTGCCGCTATCCATTAATTGATAAATCACAGAAACTGAGGTTGCGCCTAATTCATAGGTCATGGGTATAAATTTAATACTGGTTGCAGTTTTGCCGAGTATTGAATAGTTTTGAATATTAGTAGTCATGATTTTATTTATTTTTGTTTTTAACTAATTATGGAGCAATTTCAATTGTAATAGAATATCTTCTAAAAAATGGTAATCCAGGGGTGAAAAACGAGATCGGGCCTGGAGGTATCGATATTGGAGGTCCACCAACAAAGTCGGCAATATTAAAGCCAGTATCAATGTCAGTTAGCCGAAGCTGCACTAAGTTTACTGGGAATGGTGCACTATTGTCTAAATTAATGGTATGCTCAAAGTCTGCATTTGGCATGAAGTGCTGATAGTAATATGTAACTGGTCCACCGTTTATACTCGTGAGGCCAGTACTAAATGGGGTATTAGTAAAATAGGTATAAGGACCACTGGTTCCATCGTTTATCACTAATTCAACCATTATGTCAAACGAAGAATTATTCATAACTTCGCCGTCATATGTGTGCTCATCAGTCCAGTGTCGATAATTATAAAACTGGTCAAATCCAATTGCACCTGCAACTGCGTTGGCTGCAGCCCAATAGCTTAATCCTTGTGGGTCATTTCGGTTGATGTCATAAGTACCAGCATATGTACCACTGAGTATTTTCCATCTAAACTCAGGAGCGCCCGTCTTATCTGGGTAAATCTGATTCCCGACACTGGCAGAAGCCCCAGACTGTTGAGTTAATAGTGCAGCAATCGAAGATTTGTCGTCTGGCGCCCAAACGACCGCCATTACTCCAGTTGGTGTTCCGTCTATCGGCATTACTTATAATAATTTTTCAATTTGATCCCGTAAGTCATCAATTTGGTGCTGTTGCTGCTTGATTGCCTCAATTAGGACTGATACAAGTGCTGGATAGGCAACTGCCTTGGTGCCATTCTCATTTTCAAATACAACTTCCGGAAATACTGTTTCCATTTCCTGTGCAATAACACCCGCATGAACTCGAGTCTTATCCTCTTGATCATTTCTGGTGAAGGTAACTCCTCTCATTGATGTTACCTTAGCTAGAGCATCAGTGATGGTCTTCACATTATCTTTAACTGATCTATCTGAGTATGCTATAATATTAGCAGTTGCATAAATATCGCCGCCTACTTCTAATCGATAAGTTGGACCGGTTCCATTAGCAATAGATAGTCTGCCGTTTGTAACATCGTAGTGCATATTTGTTGCAGCTATGGTAGTTGCTGCAGAGAAGTAGGCTATTCGGTCAACTGTACTTGATGTAATAGTTCCAGTAGTACCGCCTGAAGTTCCAGAAGAACCAGTAGTTCCGGATGTTCCGCTTGAACCAGTTCCACCAGTTCCACCGCTTGTTCCGGATGTTCCAGCCGTACCTGATGCACCAGAAACTCCGCTTGTTCCACTAGTTCCAGAAGAACCAGTTCCACCAGTAGCGCCGCTTGTTCCAGAAGTTCCACTTGAGCCATTAGAACCTGATGTTCCAGAAGACCCATTAGAACCAGACGTACCTGAGGTACCTCTTGTTCCAGAAGTTCCAGAACTTCCGTTTGAACCATTAGAACCTGATGTTCCAGAGCTACCATTTGAGCCGGATGTACCGCTTGTACCTGATGAGCCATTTGATCCATTAGAACCAGAAGTTCCAGAAGAACCGTTTGAACCGGATGTACCAGAAGTACCAGATGATCCATTTGAACCAGAAGTTCCAGAAGTACCTCTTGTTCCTGAAGTTCCAGAACTTCCATTTGAGCCATTTGAACCAGAAGTTCCAGAGCTACCATTTGAGCCTGATGTACCACTTGTACCTGATGAGCCGTTTGACCCAGCAGATGCCATTAGCGTCCATTGCGCTGGACTAGTAGACGGGTTATTTCCTATATTACTTGATACTATAGAAATATAAGAACTTCCGTTAAATGAAATTACATCATTAATCGCATAAAGAGTACCACCAACCCAAATACCTTTCCATATAAAACTTGTACCACTAGTACCAGCTGATCCTGAAGTTCCTGATGTACCTGAGCTGCCATTAGAACCTGAAGTACCTGATGTTCCAGAAGAACCGTTTGAACCAGATGTACCAGAGGTTCCTGACGTACCTCGTGTTCCAGAAGAACCAGAGCTACCGTTTGATCCGTTAGAACCTGAAGTTCCAGAAGAACCATTAGAACCTGATGTACCCGAGCTTCCATTTGATCCATTAGAACCTGAGGTTCCAGAAGAACCATTTGAGCCTGAAGTACCTGAAGTACCACGTGTTCCTGAAGTACCAGACGAGCCTGATACACCTGCAGCAGATATGTCAACAATAATATCAGTGCCAGCAGATGGCGTCCAAGGTGTACCTGAAACATAAGTTACTGGAAATTCCCAATATATTCCAGTATCAAAACCTACACCAGTTGTTCTATAATATACAATTTGACCACCAATTCCACCATTTGTCTTAATTAGTGTGCCAGTACCAATTGATGGATACACTCCACTATAATTGGTTGAAGTTAATGAAACTTCCGCTATGTTTAATAGAGAAGTTGCAGCATCTAAATTACCATTATTACTATAAATTTTAGTACTGGCTAATGGAGTACCCCAATCCCAACCGTCACTAATTGCTGCTCCACTTGCTCCAGTTGAGCCTGATGTGCCGGACGTTCCTGAGCTTCCATTAGAACCGGATGTACCAGAAGTACCACGTGTTCCTGAAGTACCGGAACTGCCATTTGAACCAGAAGTTCCACTAGAGCCGTTTGAGCCGTTTGAGCCGGAAGTTCCTGAAGAACCATTAGAACCTGATGTACCAGAACTTCCGTTAGAGCCATTTGAACCTGATGTACCAGAACTTCCGTTAGAACCATTTGAACCTGATGTACCTGAAGATCCATTTGAGCCATTTGAACCTGATGTACCAGAACTTCCGTTAGAACCATTAGAACCTGAAGTACCTGAGCTTCCATTTGAGCCAGAAGTACCGCTTGAACCGTTTGAACCATTTGAGCCGGATGTTCCTGAGCTACCGCTTGAACCGTTTGAACCAGAGGTTCCTGAGCTACCATTTGAACCAGAAGTTCCCGAAGAACCGTTTGAGCCAGACGTACCGCTTGAACCGTTTGAACCATTTGAGCCGGATGTTCCTGAGCTACCGTTTGAACCAGAAGTACCTGAAGTACCTCTTGTTCCAGAAGTTCCTGAAGAACCATTTGAGCCGGATGTTCCTGAGCTACCATTTGAGCCGTTAGAGCCTGAGGTACCTGAAGTTCCACTAGAACCGTTTGAACCATTTGAACCAGAAGTACCGCTTGAACCGTTTGATCCATTTGAACCTGATGTTCCTGAAGAACCATTTGAACCTGATGTTCCACTTGAGCCATTAGAACCATTTGAACCTGAAGTACCTGAAGTTCCTGAGCTTCCGTTTGAACCAGATGTTCCTGAGCTACCATTTGAGCCGTTTGAACCTGAAGTTCCACTTGAACCATTTGAGCCGTTTGAACCTGAGGTTCCGCTTGAGCCGTTAGAACCGGAAGTACCTGAGCTACCGTTAGAACCTGAAGTTCCAGAAGAACCATTTGATCCATTAGAACCAGAAGTTCCAGAAGAACCATTTGATCCATTAGAACCTGAGGTACCACTTGAGCCGTTAGAACCATTTGAACCTGATGTTCCGCTTGTTCCCGAAGTTCCAGAAGAACCTCTTGTTCCTGAAGTTCCAGAAGAACCATTAGAACCTGACGTTCCACTTGAACCGTTTGATCCATTTGAACCAGATGTTCCTGAAGAACCATTTGAGCCGGAAGTACCAGAGCTACCGTTTGAGCCATTAGAACCTGAAGTACCAGATGTTCCAGAAGATCCATTAGAACCTGAAGTTCCACTAGTTCCAGAAGAACCATTAGAACCATTAGACCCTGAGGTACCAGAGCTTCCATTTGATCCATTAGAACCTGAAGTTCCTGAACTACCATTTGAGCCATTAGAACCAGAAGTACCGCTTGATCCATTTGAGCCATTAGAACCTGATGTACCAGAACTTCCGTTTGATCCGTTTGAACCGGAAGTTCCGCTTGTTCCAGATGTACCAGAAGTACCTCTGGTTCCTGAAGTTCCAGAAGAACCATTAGAACCTGATGTGCCAGAAGAACCGTTTGAACCTGAAGTTCCTGAGCTTCCATTTGATCCATTAGAACCTGAAGTTCCACTTGAACCGTTTGAACCGCTTGTTCCTGAAGTTCCAGATGAACCGTTTGAACCTGAAGTTCCACTAGTACCAGAAGTACCTGAAGTACCTCTTGTTCCTGAAGATCCTGAAGTTCCTGAGCTACCATTAGAGCCATTTGAACCAGATGTTCCTGAGCTACCGTTTGATCCATTTGAACCAGATGTTCCTGAGCTACCGTTAGAACCTGAAGTTCCAGAAGAACCATTAGATCCGTTTGACCCTGACGTTCCTGAAGAACCGTTAGAACCGTTTGACCCTGACGTTCCTGAAGAACCATTAGAACCGTTTGAACCTGATGTACCACTAGAACCATTAGAACCGGAAGTTCCACTAGTTCCTGAGCTACCAGTTAAGCCGGAAGAACCTGAAGTTCCGCTTGACCCGTTTGAACCGTTTGAACCTGAAGTTCCTGAGCTTCCATTTGATCCATTAGAACCAGAAGTACCGCTTGTTCCAGAAGTACCAGTTGAACCTGATGTACCTGAGGTACCACTAGTACCTGAAGTACCTCTTGTGCCAGAAGAACCGGATGTACCGCTTGAACCAGAAGTTCCTGAAGAACCGTTTGATCCGTTTGAACCCGACGTTCCTGAGCTTCCATTAGAGCCTGAAGTTCCTGAGCTTCCGCTTGAGCCATTTGAACCAGATGTACCAGAAGTTCCAGAGCTTCCATTTGATCCGTTTGAACCAGATGTTCCACTTGAGCCATTAGAACCTGAAGTTCCTGAGCTTCCGTTTGATCCATTAGAACCAGAGGTACCAGAGCTTCCATTTGATCCATTTGAACCAGACGTACCACTTGTTCCAGAAGAACCATTAGAACCGGAAGTACCAGAAGTTCCAGAAGAACCATTAGAACCGGAAGTACCTGAAGTACCAGAAGTTCCAGAAGTACCTCTTGTTCCAGAAGTACCAGATGAACCGCTTGAACCATTAGAACCAGAAGTTCCAGATGAACCATTAGACCCTGAGGTTCCACTAGTTCCAGAGCTTCCATTTGAGCCGTTTGAACCTGAAGTTCCAGATGTTCCAGAAGAACCATTTGATCCGTTTGAGCCTGATGTTCCTGAAGTTCCACTAGTACCAGAAGTACCAGAAGTACCTCTTGTTCCAGAAGAACCTGAAGTTCCTGAACTACCATTTGAACCATTAGAGCCGGATGTACCGCTTGAGCCATTAGAACCAGAAGTTCCAGAAGATCCATTAGAGCCTGAAGTACCTGAAGAACCATTTGATCCGTTTGAACCAGATGTACCTGACGTACCAGAGCTGCCGTTTGAACCTGAAGTTCCTGAGCTTCCATTTGATCCGTTTGAACCAGATGTACCGGATGTTCCGCTTGATCCATTAGATCCATTTGAACCTGATGTTCCGCTTGAACCGTTTGATCCATTTGAACCTGAAGTACCTGAAGTTCCACTTGAACCATTTGAGCCATTTGAACCTGAAGTTCCTGAAGAACCATTTGAACCTGAAGTTCCTGAGCTTCCGTTTGATCCATTAGAACCAGAAGTTCCACTTGAACCGGAAGTTCCACTTGATCCATTAGAACCTGACGTTCCTGAGCTTCCACTCGATCCATTAGAACCTGATGTTCCTGAGCTTCCGTTTGATCCATTTGAACCAGAAGTACCAGAAGAACCATTTGATCCATTTGAACCAGAAGTACCAGAAGAACCATTTGAGCCGTTTGAACCTGATGTTCCAGAAGTTCCTAAGCTACCGCTTGTTCCAGAAGAACCATTAGAACCTGACGTTCCTGAGCTTCCACTCGATCCATTAGAACCTGATGTTCCTGAGCTTCCGTTTGATCCATTTGAACCAGAAGTACCAGAAGAACCATTAGAACCAGATGTTCCAGAAGTTCCAGAAGAACCATTTGAGCCGCTTGAACCTGATGTTCCAGAAGTTCCTAAGCTACCGCTTGTTCCAGAAGAACCATTAGAACCTGATGTACCTGAGCTTCCGTTTGATCCATTAGAACCTGAAGTACCAGAAGAACCATTTGATCCATTAGAGCCAGATGTACCAGAAGTACCTGAACTACCATTAGAACCAGATGTTCCAGAAGTTCCAGAAGAACCATTTGAGCCGCTTGAACCTGAGGTTCCACTAGTTCCTGAGCTACCATTAGAACCTGAGGTTCCACTAGTACCGGAAGTACCTGAAGTACCTCTTGTTCCAGAAGAACCTGAAGTTCCCGAGCTACCATTAGATCCATTTGAGCCTGACGTACCTGAGCTACCATTAGAGCCGTTTGAACCTGAAGTTCCTGAAGAACCGTTTGATCCATTTGAACCTGAAGTACCTGAGCTTCCATTAGAACCCGAAGTTCCTGAGCTTCCATTTGATCCATTAGAACCTGAAGTTCCAGAAGAACCGTTTGAACCGGATGTACCTGAAGTTCCACTAGTTCCACTTGTTCCAATTGATCCACTTGAACCTGAAGTTCCGCTTGTTCCAGTTGAACCAGTTGTTCCGCTTGTTCCTGAGGTTCCAGAAGTACCAGAAGAACCATTTGATCCATTTGAGCCGGAGGTTCCGCTTGTTCCAGAAGAACCATTAGAACCAGAGGTACCAGATGTTCCAGAAGATCCATTAGAACCTGAAGTTCCAGAAGAACCATTTGAGCCTGATGTTCCACTTGAACCATTTGAGCCATTTAAACCTGATGTACCGCTTGAACCATTTGAACCTGAAGTTCCTGAAGTACCGTTAGAACCTGATGTACCTGAAGTACCAGTTGAGCCTGAAGTTCCAGAGCTTCCATTTGAACCATTAGACCCTGAGGTTCCACTAGTTCCAGAGCTTCCATTTGATCCATTAGAACCTGAAGTTCCAGAGCTTCCATTTGATCCATTAGAACCTGAAGTACCAGAGCTTCCATTTGATCCATTAGAACCTGAAGTTCCAGAAGAACCGTTTGAACCAGATGTACCACTTGAGCCATTAGAACCAGAAGTTCCAGATGAACCGTTTGATCCATTAGAACCTGAAGTACCAGAGCTTCCATTTGATCCATTAGAACCTGAAGTTCCAGAAGAACCGTTTGAACCAGATGTACCACTTGAGCCATTAGAACCAGAAGTTCCAGATGAACCGTTTGATCCATTAGAACCTGAAGTACCAGAAGAACCATTAGATCCATTAGAACCTGAAGTACCTGAACTACCATTAGAACCGGAGGTTCCGCTTGTTCCAGAAGAACCATTAGAACCGGAGGTTCCGCTTGTTCCAGAAGAACCATTAGAACCTGAAGTTCCAGAAGAACCGTTTGAACCAGATGTACCACTTGATCCATTAGAACCTGAAGTTCCAGATGAACCGTTTGATCCATTAGAACCTGAAGTTCCAGAAGAACCATTTGAGCCTGAAGTTCCAGAAGAACCATTTGAACCTGAAGTTCCGCTTGAACCATTTGATCCATTAGAACCTGAAGTTCCTGAGCTACCGTTTGAACCTGATGTTCCACTTGAACCATTTGAGCCAGTTGAACCTGAGGTTCCTGAAGAACCATTAGAACCAGAGGTACCAGATGTTCCAGAAGATCCATTAGAACCTGAAGTTCCACTTGAACCGTTTGAACCATTTGAGCCTGAAGTACCATTTGATCCGTTAGAACCAGAAGTACCAGATGTACCGGAACTACCATTTGATCCATTTGAACCTGAAGTTCCAGAAGAACCATTTGATCCGTTTGAACCTGAAGTACCAGAAGAGCCATTAGAACCGGAAGTACCTGAGGTACCGCTTGAACCGGAAGAACCATTTGAACCTGAAGTACCACTAGTACCAGTTGAGCCTGAAGTTCCAGAAGTACCGCTTGAGCCATTAGAACCGCTTGTTCCAGACGTACCTCTTGTTCCAGAAGTTCCTGAGCTACCGTTTGAGCCGTTAGAACCTGAAGTTCCACTTGAACCGTTTGAACCTGATGTACCACTTGTTCCAGAAGTTCCAGAAGAACCTGACGTTCCAGAAGAACCTGACGTTCCAGAAGTTCCAGTTGAGCCGCTTGTTCCAGAAGTACCAGTTGAACCAGATGTTCCTGAGGTTCCACTTGATCCTGAAGAACCATTAGAGCCAGATGTTCCGCTTGTTCCAGAAGATCCATTCGAACCTGAGGTGCCGGAGGTTCCTGATGTACCATTAGATCCATCTACTCCGCTTATTCCACTTGTTCCTGAGGTTCCAGTAGATCCGCTTGTGCCAGAAGTTCCAGAAGAACCGGCTGTCCCTGACGTACCTGATGTACCACGAGTTCCAGAAGTTCCACTTGAACCTGATGTTCCTGATGTACCAGTTGAACCTGATGTTCCAGAAGTACCAGAAGAGCCATTAGAACCTGAAGTACCTGAGCTACCGTTTGATCCATTAGAACCAGAAGTTCCAGAAGAACCGTTTGAACCGGAAGTGCCTGATGTTCCAGAAGAACCTGAAGTACCGGATGTTCCTGATGTACCACTTGTTCCCGAGCTTCCATTAGATCCATTTGAACCTGATGTACCTGAACTACCATTAGATCCATTTGAGCCTGATGTTCCTGAGGTTCCGTTAGAACCTGAAGTACCTGAGGTTCCACTTGAACCATTAGAACCTGAAGTTCCTGAGCTACCGTTTGAGCCGTTTGAACCTGAAGTACCAGATGTTCCACTTGAACCATTAGAACCTGACGTACCTGAGCTTCCATTAGAACCAGAAGTTCCCGAGCTTCCATTTGATCCATTAGAACCTGAAGTACCGCTTGATCCATTTGAACCATTCGAACCGGATGTTCCTGAAGTACCTGAGGTTCCGCTTGATCCATTAGAACCTGAAGTTCCGCTTGAACCATTAGAACCGCTAGTTCCGCTTGTTCCATTTGAACCTGAAGTTCCACTTGTACCAGAAGAACCGTTTGATCCATTTGACCCTGAAGTTCCAGAAGAACCGTTTGAGCCTGAAGTACCAGAAGAGCCGTTAGAACCGGAAGTACCTGAGGTACCACTTGAACCAGAAGTTCCTGAGCTTCCGTTAGAACCATTTGAGCCGGATGTTCCAGAAGTACCTGATGTACCAGAGCTACCATTTGATCCATTAGAACCTGAAGTACCAGAGCTTCCATTAGAGCCATTTGAACCGGATGTGCCACTAGTTCCTGAGCTTCCATTTGATCCATTAGAACCAGAAGTACCACTTGATCCGTTTGAACCAGATGTACCGGAAGTACCGGATGTTCCAGAAGAACCATTAGAACCTGAAGTACCCGAAGTTCCTGAAGAACCGCTTGTTCCTGAGCTGCCGTTTGAACCTGATGTTCCAGAAGTTCCTGAGCTGCCGTTTGAACCTGATGTTCCTGAAGTTCCAGTTGAACCAGAAGTACCAGAGGTTCCACTTGTTCCAGAAGAACCAGTTGAACCTGAAGTTCCAGAGGTTCCACTTGTTCCAGAAGAACCAGTTGAACCTGAAGTTCCAGAAGAACCATGTGATCCGTTTGAACCTGAAGTACCGGAAGTTCCACTTGAACCATTTGAACCTGAAGTACCGGAAGAACCGTTTGATCCGCTTGTTCCAGAAGAACCAGCAGTACCGCTTGATCCATTTGATCCTGATGTTCCACTTGTTCCTGAAGAACCGGTTGATCCGCTTGTGCCGGAAGTTCCAGAAGAACCATTTGAGCCATTAGAACCGGAAGTTCCAGAAGAGCCATTTGAACCTGATGTTCCAGACGTACCTGATGTACCTGATGTTCCTGAACTACCATTAGAACCAGATGTTCCAGAGCTTCCATTTGAACCTGAAGTTCCTGAAGTACCAGATGATCCATTTGAACCGCTTGTTCCTGAAGTACCAGAGCTTCCATTTGATCCATTAGAACCAGATGTTCCAGATGATCCATTTGACCCGTTAGAACCTGAAGTTCCAGAGCTACCATTTGAACCTGATGTACCTGAGCTACCGTTTGATCCATTTGAACCACTCGTTCCAGAGCTACCATTTGAACCTGATGTACCAGAAGTTCCGCTTGTTCCAGAGCTACCATTTGAGCCGTTTGAACCTGAAGTACCACTAGTTCCAGAAGTTCCATCTGACCCAGAAGTACCAGATGTTCCACTAGAACCGTTTGAACCTGAAGTACCTGAGCTACCATTTGATCCGTTTGAACCTGAAGTTCCTGAAGTACCGGATGATCCGTTTGAACCATTTGAACCGCTTGTTCCAGAAGAACCATTTGAACCAGAAGTACCGCTAGTACCGGAAGAACCGTTTGAACCTGAAGTACCTGAACTGCCATTAGAACCTGAAGTTCCTGAAGAACCATTTGAACCAGAAGTTCCAGAAGTACCACTTGTACCAGAAGACCCATTAGAACCAGAAGTTCCTGAGCTACCATTTGAGCCATTCGAACCTGAAGTACCACTAGTTCCTGAAGAACCATTTGAACCTGAAGTTCCAGAGCTTCCATTTGATCCATTAGAACCTGAAGTACCAGAAGATCCATTAGAACCTGAAGTACCAGAGCTTCCATTTGAGCCATTAGAACCAGATGTACCAGAGCTTCCATTAGAACCGGAAGTTCCGGAAGAACCATTTGAACCGCTTGTACCTGAAGTTCCTGAAGTACCAGAAGTTCCGCTTGTTCCAGTTGAACCTGAAGTACCGCTTGTTCCAGAAGTTCCATTTGAGCCAGATTCGCCTGATGTACCAGAGCTTCCATTTGATCCATTAGAACCAGATGTTCCAGAAGAACCTGAAGTTCCGGAAGAACCGTTTGAACCAGATGTTCCAGAAGATCCATTAGAACCACTAGTCCCAGATGTTCCTGAGCTACCATTTGAACCGCTTGTTCCGCTTGAACCATTTGAACCTGATGTACCTGAAGTACCTGAGCTACCGTTTGAACCTGAAGTTCCTGAAGAACCATTTGATCCGGATGTACCTGAGCTTCCATTTAAACCGTTTGAACCAGATGTACCGCTTGTTCCTGAGCTACCGTTTGAGCCATTAGAACCTGATGTTCCTGAGCTACCGTTTGAGCCATTAGAACCTGATGTTCCAGAGCTTCCATTAGAACCAGATGTACCGCTTGAACCATTTGAGCCGGAAGTTCCAGAAGTTCCTGAGCTTCCATTAGAACCATTTGAACCTGAAGTTCCTGAGCTACCGTTTGAGCCGGTTGAACCAGAAGTACCTGAAGTACCAGAAGAGCCATTAGAACCTGAAGTACCTGATGTTCCAGAAGAACCGTTAGATCCATTAGAACCAGAAGTTCCTGAGCTACCGTTAGAACCTGATGTACCTGAAGAACCGTTTGAACCTGATGTTCCGCTTGTTCCAGTTGAACCAGAACTACCAGAAGTTCCACTTGAACCATTAGAACCAGAAGTTCCAGAGCTTCCACTTGAACCATTAGAACCAGAAGTTCCAGAGCTTCCATTTGATCCATTAGAACCTGAAGTTCCAGAAGATCCATTAGAACCTGATGTACCTGACGTACCAGAAGAACCGTTAGAACCAGAAGTTCCTGAGCTTCCATTTGATCCATTAGAACCTGAAGTTCCACTTGATCCATTTGAGCCGGAAGTTCCACTTGATCCATTAGAACCACTTGAACCTGATGTTCCTGAGCTACCATTAGAACCACTTGAACCTGAAGTTCCGCTTGATCCATTAGATCCGTTAGAACCTGAAGTTCCACTTGTTCCTGAAGAACCATTAGAACCTGAAGTTCCGCTTGAACCATTAGATCCGTTAGAACCTGAAGTACCTGAGCTACCATTTGATCCGGAAGTACCGGAAGTACCTGAGCTACCATGTGATCCGTTGGAACCTGAAGTACCCGAAGAACCATTTGAGCCGTTGGAACCTGAAGTTCCAGAGCTTCCATTAGAACCAGATTCACCAGAAGTTCCAGAGGTTCCGCTTGATCCTGAAGAACCGTTAGTTCCATTAGATCCGCTTGAACCAACTGTCCCTGATGATAAGTTTGAATTATTATATAAAGAAAATAAATTGTTTAGAGTAACTCCGTTTAATGTAGTAAAAGCTCCGCCTACCAATATTAAATTATTCTTAAGTAAAATTGTATTAATTTGAGATCCACTTGGAGAACCTGGGCCTACGGCGCTTCCTAATGCGGCATAGAATCTAATATCTTCTGTACCATCTGCAAATAATCTAACTAACTTATGACGAGTACCTCCATTAAATGAATCAAAACCTCCACCTACAAGTATACGACCGTCTGATTGAACATTTATTGTGAATCCAAGTGGGGTAAATGCTCCAGTAAAACCTGTTCCTATTTTAGTATAAAAAGCAGTATCTTCCGTACCATTTGAATTTAATCGGATTAGACCATTTTTAGTAGTTCCATTAAATGTAGTAAATCCGCCGCCGACTAATATTAATCCGTCGGCTTGACACGCAATTGCAAGTATATCAACTGCATTTGAACCTAAGTTTGAATTAAATGCTGAGTCTAATGTTCCATTTGCGTTTAATTTAATTAGGCCAGCTGCTGTACCGATTAATATAGAATTATCAGATTGAATTGTAATTGCATTAACTTGAGAAGTAATACCTGAGCCTAAGTTTGTATAGAATGCAGTATCTTCTGTACCATCTGAATTTAATCGGATTAAGCGGTTTCGGGTATTTCCATCAAATGTGGTAAATACTCCACCTACTAAAATCTTTCCATCGGCTTGAACAGCGGATTGAATAACTGTTCCATTAAATCCCAAACCTAAGTTTGTATAGAATGCAGTATCTTCTGTACCATTTGAATTTAATCGGATTAAGCGGTTTCGGGTATTAGTATTAAATGTGGTAAAGTCTCCACCTATTATAAGTTTTTCATCCGCTTGAACACTAACTGTTTCAACATAAGTTCCAGCACTAAAACCTGTACCTAAATTTGAATAAAATCCAATATCTTCAGAACCGTCAATATTTAATCTAACTAAACTCTTTCGGGTAGCACCTTTAAAAGTTGTAAAATATCCACCAATAACAATTTTAGTACTTAATTGATTTACAATTGTAATAACTTCGCTATCATTAGTGGTATTAGTAAATGCAGTAACTAATGAAGAATTAAACGACTCATTTGAAATACCATCAATTGCACTAGAACCTGAAGTACCAGCAGTTCCGCTTGAACCAGATGTACCGCTTGTGCCTGAACTACCAGCAGCTGACTCCCAGGCTGCACCAGTAAACCTATAAATATTATTATCTAATTTATTATAGATTACAGAACCTTCTTTAGCTGATCCACTTGCATTGGTAATATCGTCAATGGTTGGAATTAGTAATCCTAGCTTTGGATTTGCACTACTATCGTTAAGTTCAACACCACCTGGCGAAGTTATTTTATATGACATCTAGCTTAATTTCTTTTTTTTGAATAGACTGAATCTTAGCCTATTTACTGATCAATATTATTTATTTAAGATAGGCCAGTATTATATCAATCCATCACTAATTATTTCAACTCGTGCAGCAATTGCGATTTGGTCAGATGTATTATTTGCAATATTAATAAGTAAAATTGCTCCACTTATTGTAAAAGTTGGGATAGATACCCAAAGTACTGAATCTTGAGCAAGCGTAATTTCAGTAAATCCATTTCCAACAATTGAAACAGTTCCAGCAATATTTTTAACAGCTCCGCTATACATTCGATAATCAACCTCATTAGAGCCTCCCGCACTACCTATCATATAAATTTGAATACCATATATTCTATCCACTGTATTAAACTCAAATGATTTATTATTTACAATATCAATTTTTAAGCCAGCAGAGCCAAAGGCTGAAATTGGATCAGAGTATAAAATATTTGAATGAGCCTGTTTTACTCCAGTCGTTATATTTTGATGGCGGCTGTATACTACTTCATTTGGCATTTCAGCAACAGCCTGGGTTCCAATTAATAGGGCATCTAGTGTAGTATCTTCAAATATACCAAAGGTTGAATCAACTACAGTGGTTCCACCTGCACCAAATACCGTATATTGAGATTGAGTACCGGATACTGAAACCGAAGTTCCGCTTGAACCAGATGTACCGGAAGTACCACTTGAACCGTTTGAGCCTGAAGTACCAGTTCCACCAGAAGTACCGCTTGAACCGTCTGAGCCCGAAGTACCAGTTAAACCCGACGTTCCGCTTGAGCCGTTTGTTCCAGAGACTCCATCAATACCTGATGTTCCAGATGAACCATCTGAACCAGAAGTTCCGCTTGTTCCAGTTGAACCTGAAGTACCAGAAGTTCCGCTTGATCCATTAGAACCTGAAGTTCCAGAAGAACCATTTGAGCCTGAAGTTCCGCTTGATCCATTAGAACCTGAAGTTCCGCTTGATCCATTAGAACCTGAAGTTCCTGAAGAACCGTTTGAGCCATTTGAACCAGAAGTTCCGCTTGAGCCGTTTGAACCAGAAGTTCCTGAAGAACCAGAGGTACCAGAAGTACCAGATGTTCCGCTTGTTCCAGCTGAACCTGATGTACCTGAGCTACCATTTGTTCCTGAGACTCCATCAATACCGGACGTACCGCTAGTACCAGAAGTACCGTCTGATCCACTTGAACCAGAAGTTCCTGATGTTCCAGTTGAACCTGAAGTACCAGTTGAACCCGATGTACCAGAACTACCAGAAGTTCCGCTTGTTCCAGTTGAACCTGATGTTCCCGAAGTTCCAGTTGAACCTGAAGTTCCAGAAGTACCGCTTGAACCGGAAGTACCGCTAGTACCAGATGTACCAGTTGAGCCAGAAGTTCCAGATGTACCAGTTGAGCCAGAAGTTCCAGATGTACCAGTTGAACCGGAAGTACCAGATGTACCAGTTGAGCCTGATGTTCCTGAACTTCCAGTTGAACCAGAAGTTCCCGAAGTTCCAGTTGAACCGGATGTTCCAGAAGTACCGTTTGAGCCTGATTCTCCCGAAGTTCCTGAGCTACCGTTTGTTCCAGAGACTCCATCAATACCAGAAGTTCCGCTTGTTCCTGATGTACCATCAGAACCTGAAGTACCGCTTGTGCCTGAAGTTCCACTTGTTCCGCTTGTGCCTGAAGTTCCAGTTGAACCGGAAGTTCCGCTTGTACCCGAAGTACCAGTTGAACCGGAAGTTCCGCTTGTACCCGAAGTACCAGTTGAACCGGATGTACCAGAAGTACCAGAAGTTCCGCTTGTTCCAGTTGAACCTGAAGTACCGCTTGTTCCAGAAGTTCCATTTGAGCCAGATTCGCCTGATGTACCAGAGCTACCGTCTGTTCCAGAGACGCCGTCTATTCCAGAAGTTCCGCTTGTGCCTGATGTTCCATCTGACCCAGTTGAACCAGAAGTTCCGCTTGTTCCAGAAGTACCAGAGGTTCCGCTTGTGCCGGTTGAACCAGAAGTACCGCTTGTTCCGTCTGAACCTGAAGTACCGGAAGTACCAGTTGTTCCGCTTGTACCGGAAGTTCCAACTGAACCATTTGAACCTGAAGTACCAGAGGTTCCGTCTGAACCTGAAGTACCGGAAGTACCAGTTGTTCCGCTTGTACCTGAAGAACCATCTGTTCCTGAGACTCCATCAATACCGGAAGTACCTGAAGTACCGCTTGTTCCGTCTGAGCCTGAAGTACCTGATGTTCCGCTAGTTCCATTTGACCCAGTTGAGCCTGAAGTACCGGAAGTACCAGTTGAACCTGAAGTTCCTGAAGTACCAGTTGAGCCTGAAGTACCGCTTGTGCCACTAGAACCAGTTGCAGCAATTATGGCTAAGAAAATTTCATGATTATTTGCAAACTGTGGAGTACCACCAGAACTAACTAGTGCAACTGGAACAGTCCAGTAATTGGAGGCTCCAGTAATTAAGGTAGTTGCTCCATTAATAACCCATACTTGATAATTTGCACTATTGTTTCGATCTTGAATTGTTAATTGTTGACCTACTTGTAATAGAGCTAAAAATATATCAATATCAGTTATTGGAGCATCCGTTAAATGATTTATGTTTATTTGGGTTGCACTAATTTGTGTTGCATTATTCCAAAGAATATGACCATCTCCAGGATTACCTGATTGTGCATTATCTTTAGCTTCATAATAGAATACACTA